CCCGGATCCATGAGACCAAGGCATGAGCCGCACTGGCCCACCCCGCCGGCCCGTCCCCGTCCCCGTCCCGCCCGCGAGGCTGGCCCCGGTCGTCCGGGGGTTGGTCACGCTGTGCGCGCTGCCCTTCGCGGCGCTTCTCCTGCTGATCGTGTTCCCGCTTTTCGTGGCCGGTCGCGCGACGGTCCTGGCGATCGGCGTGTTTGAGCGGTGCCTGCCCGACCCGCCACCGCCGACTCCGCACGATCCTCTGACCCGGCATCCCGTCATCCGGCCGAGCCCGAATCATGACCGTCGATCCGACGATTCCGACGCCTGAAAAAGACTGGCGGGTCCGGTTTCTGGACGCCCTGGTCGAGACCGCCAACGTCACCGCCTCGGCCGCGATCGCCGGGATCCACCGGGACACCGCCTACGACCACCGCAACCGAGACGAGGAGTTCCGGGCCGCCTGGGAGTCCGCCCTCGACCAGGCCGTCGACGCCCTGGAGGCGGAGGCCCGTCGGCGGGCGCTGGACGGGACCCGGAAGCCGGTTTTCTACAGGGGGAAACGGGCCGGATTCGTTCGCGAGTATTCCGATACGTTGATGATCTTCCTCTTGAAGGCCCATCGACCGAACAAGTTCCGCGAACGGGTCTCCACGGAGCACTCCGGCGAAGTGAAGGTTGTCGTCGAGTATGCAGACGGAGATCCGCCTCACGCTGCCGAGGCCGCACCGGGGCCAGACTGAGGTTCTCCGGTCGACGGCCCGATACCGGATCCACGCCTGCGGCCGGCGGTGGGGCAAGACGACGATCGGAGTCAACCGCCTGGTCGAGCCCGCCCTGGCCGGGTTCCCGGCCGCCTGGTTCGCCCCGAACTATAAGTACCTGCTGGCCGCCTGGGAGGATTTCCGCCGGATCCTGAAGCCGGTCACCACCAGCTCGAATTCGACCGACCGTCAGATCCACCTGGTCGGCGGCGGCCGGATCGACTTCTGGACCCTCGACGACCCCGACGCCGGCCGGTCCCGAAAGTACAAGCGGGTCGGGGTCGACGAAGCCGCCAAGGCCCGCCATCTCGAGGTCGCGTGGCAACAGGCGATCCGGCCGACCCTGGCCGACTTCAAGGGGGACGCCGACTTCTACTCCACCCCGAAAGGCCGGGACTTCTTTTGGAAGCTCTGGACCCGGGGGGCCGACCCGCTTCAGCCCGATTACCAGTCCTGGCAACTGCCGACGGTCCAGAACCCCTGGATCGACCCGGCCGAGATCGAACAGGCCCGCCGGGAGCTGCCCGAACGGGTCTTTCAGCAAGAGTTCCTGGCCTGGTTCCTGGAGGACGCCGGCGGCGTGTTTCGCTGCGTTACCGACGCGATCGACCGGGGCCGGACGGTCCCGGAGCCGGCCCGGAACGTCGGCGCGTACGCGCTGGGCGTCGACCTGGCCCGGCTGGAGGACTTCACGGTCCTGTGCGTGGTCGACAACACCGGCCGGCAGGTCTATTTCGAGCGGTTCAACCAGATTTCCTGGGAGCGGCAAATCGCCGCGATCCGGGCCGTCGCCGAGCGGTATCGGGCGACCGTGTTCGTCGACTCCACCGGCGTCGGCGACCCGATCTTCGAACGCCTCCGGGACGCCGGGTTGCGGGTCGAGCCCTACGTCTTCACCGCCGCGTCGAAAGGCCCGCTGATCGACGGGCTGGCGATGGCGCTGGAGCGCGGCGCCCTACGGTTGATGGACATCCCGGAGCAAGAGGCCGAGCTGGTGGCTTACGAGTACGTCATGACCAAGGCCCGCAACTGGCGCACGTCGGCCCCGGAGGGGATGCACGACGACTGCGTGATGGCCCTGGCGCTGGCGGTTTACGGTTCGAGCGAGGTCAAGGCGTTCCGGGGGATTTGGTAATGGGACCGACCGAAGTTCGCGTCCGCGCGGATGTCGAATACGCCAATTACTTCGAACAGGCCGCCGGCCGAGGCCCGAAGCCCAAGCCCTGGCTCCGCGAAGCGCTGAACAAAGTGAACTTCTCGTCTGCTTCCGAACCCGTCCGCCCGCCCGTCGGATTCGATCCCGCGGAACCGACCGGCTACGGACGATGGCCGCGCGAACTGTTTTCCCGCTGCGGCCCCGAACCCGACCGCCGGCCCGACGGCCAGGCGGTCTCCGGGCGGTTCCGGGCGGATGCCGGAGACCGCTCCTGATGCGCGTTCTCGACCTCTTCAGCGGCATCGGCGGCTTCGCCCTCGGTCTGGAGGCGTGCGGCATGGAGACCGTCGCCTTCTGCGAGGCCGACGGCTACGCCCGCCGCGTGCTCCGCAAACACTGGCCCGAAGCATGGTTGTATGACGATGTCCGAACCCTCACCGCGAAGCGGCTCAAAGCCGACGGAATCACCGGAATCGACCTCGTCTGCGGCGGGTTCCCGTGTCAGGACATCTCGGCGATCGGCAAAGGCGAAGGCATCGACGGAGCGAAGTCCGGCCTCTGGAGCGAATACGCCCGAATCATCCGCGAAGTCCGACCCCGTTGGGTTGTTGCTGAGAACTCACCTTGCCTCCGAAGTCGAGGCTCTGATCGGGTTCTCGGCGACCTGGAAGCGCTCGGCTACTCCGCAAGGCCGCTCGTGGTGGGTGCTATCCATGCCGGAGCCGACCACCGACGACAACGGGTTTGGATTGTGGCCAACGCTGATCGCGGACGATTGCAAAGAGCGAATTCACCCGAAAAACAAGTCGGGGCGGAGGCGATTCACAAACCAACTCCCCAACGAGATCTACGATCGCGGTTATGCGGAAGACGGCTGGGTTCACCCGGAGTTTGGCGAGCGCCTGATGGGCTTCCCGATCGGGCACACCGCGTTAGATGCCTCGGCAACGCCGTCGTCCCGCAAGTCGTCGAAATGATCGGTCGGGCGATCCTGGAAGCCGACCGGACGTTCTACGGCCGGCCCGGCCCGCTCCCCGCCGAATCCGCCGCCGCCTGACCCGCCCGCCAACCCGGAGCCGACTCTTGCCGATTTTTAGCAATCTCGTCGACCTGGTGGCCCGCCAGAACTGGGCTAGCAATGGGGTCGACTGCTACGTCGTCGAACGCGACCCGAACGACCCGGGGACCGTCGTCCGGGTCGCCGCGCCGATCGTCACTTACGAGATCAAGCCGGGCAAGGCGTTGAACGTCGACCCGACGTTCCGGCTTTCCCGTCAGTGCGCGCAGCGTCTGGCCGATGCCCTCTGGTTTCACGGCTTCCGGCCCTCCGAGGCGGCTGGCTCGGCGGGGGCGCTCGCGCAAGCCGAGGCCCATATCAAGAGTCTGAAGGCGACCAACGAATCGCTGCTGGCGCTTCTGAAGACCCGCCCGTCCGCCTGACCGGAACCGACCATGCCAAGCCCCCGCAACTCCTTTTCCGCCGTCGCGTCGTCCCTCCGGGGGGCGTTCGCGCGCCTGACCGGCGGCGTCTGGCCCGGCATGGGCGGGACCGGCTGGGGCCGGGTCCGGCTGCTGTTTCCCGGCGCCCGGTTCGACTGGGAGCGGGAGGCCGGCGACCCGTGGGCCAACTCCGTCGTCGCGCTGGGCCTGGCCTGGATCGGCGATCGGGTGGCCCGGCCCCGGCTGGTCGTCTCCCGGGTCGGCCGGGGCGGGAACCTGGTTGAGCTCCCCCGCCACGGGATTCTCGACCTGTGGAACCGCCCGAACCCGTTCTACGGCCGGCGGACGCTGGAGAAGGCCGTCGCCCTCTCGCTGAAGGTCGACGGCAACGCCTACCTGCACAAGGTCCGCGACAACGGGGGCCGGGTCTGTCAGCTCTGGTGGATTCCCCACTTCCGGGTTCAGCCGACCTGGCCGGCCGACCGATCCGAATTCATCGACGGCTATCGGATCACGGTTGATGGATTTCATCACTACGTTGATCGTTCCGAAATCATCCACATCCGGGACGGGATCGACCCCCGCAACGAACGGCTGGGGATGGCCGCTCTGAAGGCGAACCTCCGCGAAGTCTGCACGATCAATTACGAGTCCACCTACACGGCCGCGTTGCTGAAAAACTCCGGCGTCCCCTCGGTGGCGATCGTTCCCGACGCCGACGAGCGCGGGCCGGCGGACCAGGCTCAGGCCGACCGGATGGCCGATCGGTGGGTCGACACCGTCTCCGGCGACGACGCGGGCCGCCCGGCCGTGTTCGCCGGCCGGTACAAGGTCGTCGAGGTCGGGTTCAGCCCGGACAAGCTGGTCCTGGACAAGCTGCCCCAGGCCGCCCAGGCCCGCCTGGCCGCGTCGATCGGCACGGCCGCCATGTCGCTGGGGCTGTCCGACCCGAACAAGACCTACGCCAATCTGGCCGAGGCCAACCGCACGAGCTGGGGGACGATCGTCTCCATCCAGGAGCTGACCGCCGAGGCCGTCCGCGACGGCCTGGCCGGCGAGTCGATCCAAGTTGGCGGCCGGGTCACCCCGCCGTCGGACCCGCTCGACCTGGTCGTCGCCTACGACTACTCGCACGTTCAGGAGCTTCAGGAGTCGCTCGACGCCCTCCACGGCCGGACGCGCGAGGACTTCAAGGCCGACGTGATCACCCGCAACGAGGCCCGCGAGCAGCTCGGCTACGACGCCGAGACCGACGGGACGGGCGACCTGTACTTCTCCGAGATCCAGGCCGCCGTCGGCGGGGACGGGAACGACTTCGGCGACGGCGCCGAACCGACCGAACCGGCCGAAGCCGAAACCGAATCCGAAACCGACGGGGCGAAGGCGTGGCGGTACTGACCGACAAGGGCCGCCGACGGCGTCGGCTCCGGGGCGAGGCCAACACTTTTAAACTGCCGACCGGCGAGCCGCTCCGCCGTGAGCTGGTGAAGGCGTTCCGCCGCCAGCGCTCCGTCGTGCTGGAGTTCCTCCGGACGGGCCGGAAACAGGACCGGCCGGGGCTCCCGGACGCCTGGCCGCCCTTGGACGACTTCGGCGGCGGCGCGCTGCCGATGGCCCAACGGATGACGCCGCTACTGAAGCTGACCTGGTCCAAGGCCGCGGCGAAGTTCGCCCCCCGGGTCGGCCTCGACCCCGACGAATGGTCGGTCGTCAACCCCCACACCGCCGCGGTGATCGAAGCGGCGGCCCTGACGTTTTGCGAGCGGACGAACGCAACCACCAGCCTGGCGCTCGACCAGGCCCTCAAGAAAACGCGGGAGGAACTTCACGCCGGCGTCGTCGAACAAGGCGAGTCGCTGGAGAAGCTGACCAAGCGGGTCGGCCGGATCTTCGACGGGGCCGAGACCTGGCGGGCCCGGCGGATCGCCCAATCGGAGACCAGCCGGGCCGTCCACGCGGCCCAGGAACAGGCCGCCGTCCAGTCCGGAGTCGTCCGGGGCTGGGAGTGGCTCCTTTCGTCCGACGCCTGCCCGGAGTGCCTGGCGGTCGCCGAGAAGGCCCGATTCGTCAAGCTCGGCCAGCCGTTCGCGGTTACGAGCCCCGATCCCGTTTACGGGGCGGTGAAGTTCCCCCCGCTGCACCCGCACTGCGCGTGTTCCGTGCTCGAAGTCCTGGACACGGACCCGGAACCGGCCTGGTCCCAAACCCTGACCGGGTCGGATCTGAAACCGACCGAGCCGAAGCCGGCCGAACCGGACCCGAAACCAGACCCGAAACCAGCCCCGAAGCCGAAGCGTCCCAAGCCGACCCCGGCCCCGCGGAAGCGGAAGCCGAAACCCTACGCTCCGGGAGTCGTCGAGCCCGCCGAACAGGTCGTGACCCTGGCCGGAACGCCGGAGGACGTGGAGAAGGCCGCCGACACCGCCTTGAAGGCGATGGCGACCCTGCACGGGATGCCGGCGGAGATGGGGCTGAACCGGCTGAAGGTCCGGGATTACCGGCCCGAGGTCGACGACCGGCGGTTCAAGGGCAAGGGGTTCGTCTTTGGGTTCTACAGCTCTCGGGAGGATCTCGTCACGACCCGGACCGAGGTCGCCTTCGCCGGCCACACGCTGGCCCACGAATTCGGCCACTGGATCGACGCCACGATCAGCCGGCGGGCGAAGCGCGAGGTGTTCGACGGCGTGAATCCCGACCTGGCGCAGTTCGACGCGGCCGTCCGCAAGTCGAAAACCGTCGCCTGGATCGAGGATCGCCTCGACAAGTGGCGCGAAAAGCTGAAGCGGCTGCTAAAGGAGAAGGCCCGGCTGGAGGAGGCCGGGAAGGGAGACGAAGACTTTTGGAAAGAGTACAATAAACGGATCGAACTCGCCAAAGACGCGGTCGAGTACGCCGAATACCTTTTGTCGCCCGAGGAATTGTGGGCGCGGGCTTATTCGTTCTGGGTCTGCCGGGACGGCGGTTCCGCGGCCCTGAAGAAAGACCTGGCCGACAAGAGGACGCGCGAGGGGGAGAACAGCCCCCACCACTGGACCGCCGAGGACTTCAAGCCGGTCGAGGCCGAGATCAAGGCGGTTTTCGACAAGCTCGGCTGGACGCGGAGAACGCCACCCATGACCGACCGCGACAAGCACATCGACCTGGACCGCAAGGCCGACGACGACAAGCGGATGGAGGCCGTCCGCAAGCTGGAGCGCGAGTTCCGCGGAGCCCCCGGCCGGGGCGAAATCAGCGACATCATCCGCGACCGCCCTCGCGTCGACCGCCGAACCCTGCAAGAAATCGCCGACGGCGTGGCCCCGTACTACGACTGACCGCCCGCCCGCCCGCCCGCCCGACCCCGTCTCATCCGGCCGTCCGGCCGTCCCCACCCGAGGCTCCCCGCCATGCCCGCTCCGGCCACCGCGCCGCCCGCCGTCGCCGACGGCCGGGCCGATCCCGCCGCGCTCCGCCACAAGACGTTCGACTTCCGCTTCAAGGCCGACGACGACGCGCCCGACGGCTCGTTCGAGCTGTACGCCGCGGTGTTCGGCAACGTCGACCGCCACCGCGACATCATCGACCCCGGGGCGTTCGCCAACCTCGCCGAATTCGTCGCCGACGGCTGCGGCCTGGTCAACCACCGCGGGGACCAGCTCCCCGTCGCCTGGATCGACTCGGCCACGCAGGACGGGACCGGCCTGAAGATCGCCGGCCGGTTTCACTCGACCCCGGAGGCCCAGGCCTGCCGCACCGTCGTCCGCGAGCGGATGGCCGCCGGCAAGAGCGTCAAATGCTCGATCGGCTACCGGGTCGCCGATTACGCGCTTGAGCAAATCGACGGCCGGCAGATTTGCCGGCTCAAAAAACTGGACATTTTTGAATTCTCGTTCGTCAACGTGCCGGCGAACCCCCGG